CACCAGCGCTACGCATTTGGCTCTCTTGAGCCTTCCAAGCATTTGTAGAACTATTGACTAACTGAGTTAATCGTTTAATCGAGTCAGCAGCCTGAAGCGTGTCTAAGGCTATTTCAGTAGACATGGTAGCTTGTATTTTCGCCATGTTATATTCCCTCCTTTCCTTAAAAAATTAGAGTAAGGATGTTGGGTCTACCATCCTATTCTCTTCCTCTTTTGCATTCAAGATTTTCATCAATTCATAATAATCAGTGTCGTAATACTGTTCCAACGTCCAACCAAAACCTTGAATCGATCTCTTAGCGATGAGCTTCAAATTCTCTATGCCATTTTCTAAATCAAAAATTTGTTCACCTTTTGATTTTATTCTTTTGGGTCAACTTCACCAGAGGCATTTTCAAGTTGCTCATCTGTCAAACCATACATATAGCCCACTAATTTCTCAGCAATCTCTTGTGTACGTTTATTTTCCAAATCGAGTAACTTGTCATAATCTTCATCATTCAAGTTAAGAACAGCACGGATAAAGCCAAGCATTTCTTTAAGGATTGAGTAACTACCTTGAGCCTGCTCTTGTGTGTCGCCATCTTCAATTGTGTCACTGATTTTAAGTACTGCTAACTGATACTCATGCATACGCAATACATTGCGGTTGCTTGTAAATACTTCAAATGCTTTCTTGCTGATTTCAGGGATTTTAATAGTTCTGATTTCCATTGTGGTCTTTACTCCTTTTTTAAAAAAATAGAGGCCAGGCCATAAGCCTGACCTCTTTGCGAATTATGATGTGTTAAACTGCTGTAGAAGTTAGTGTGTAACCACCGAAAACTTCTTTGTACATGTTTGCTTTATCGAAAGTTGATGAACCCGTGAAGTATTTCTTGATTGGCTCACCGCCAAATTCAGTCGCTGACAATGCGTTATATGTCAAGTGGTCGTTTTGACGGGTTTGAGCGGTGTCTGTATCTGTAGCTACGTTCTGTGTTGACTCTTGGAAGATCCCATTAGCAAACCCAAAGTAAACTGAGTCTTTACGGTCAAGCGTTTGTGACTCAATCAATACTGCAACGTGTGGTTTTTCACCTTGGTACACATATCCACCTTTTTTATCCGATTTGAATCCAAGGATTTTTTGTTTGATATCAAAATCAAGGTTGTTAAATTCAAAAGCGACTGTTGGTGAACCCGGAGCAATCATAATATCCTGTACTTCGTTGTTTCCTGGGACTTTAGTAGCTTGTCCTTCCAAGTTTGAGATGTTAGCGGTACGAGTACCAAGCATTTTTGAATCGATTTCGATTACACCGTCAGTTGAAAGGCCTTCTGGACCTTTAATAAGTTTTTGAGTTTTTGGGTCAACCAAAGCAAGTTTCACCAATTTCAAACCTACAATTGCCATATATATTTTCTCCTTTTGTTAAATTAATTTATCGAAAGCAACAAAAAAGACCGCTGTAATTTGCAATGTATCAGGGTCTATACTATGTTCTCTTATATCTGTTATTGAGTAGTGTTCAGATTTTAAGAATTTTATCAATTCCATCTCGAAAGCTTCAATATCAAAATCAATATCGAGTTTATAAAAAATCTGTACTTCTACTCTATCTATTTTTCTGAAAAAGGTGTTATTCCCACTCAAATCAAGTGAGGGATTGCTTTCTGTGAGCAACACGATTGTCTTATCGGTGTTATCTTCGAGTTCTTTAGGTAAGTTGTTTGCATATACTTCGCTTATTTCACCAAATCCTTTACCCTCAATTAACTCTTTTAGTTTTACGGTTGCTAACACTTAATCACTCCCCTCCCTTCTTGCGAATGAGTTTTTCATATTCCTCTTTTTCTGCCAATAGCACCTTAGTTTGGACAGCGCTATCGTTTTGTACATTAGTAACAAAATGGTCAGCACGATATTTCTTAGTTCCGTCATTTAATCGTCTAGCGTTTTGGGCGTGGTACCTATTCACCCACCCAACAGTTGACACGCCATTTTTTCTACCATCCACGTTTGTGGATTGGACAGCTAAGCCGTCAGCCATGTGACCATACTTCAAATTTTTCTTCTTTGAGTAGTGTTTCTGACGAGTAACTTCTGCCAACTCTTCTTTAAACACCTTAGCACCAGCGGTTGTAATCTTTGCTTGTTCCGCTGGTGTTAAATCACCAATACTAGCCACTGTTTTAAGCCAACCCTCTAACGCTTCGTCAAGACCTGTCATAAGCTATCACCCAACTTTCTTGTGCTTTCTAAGTGTCAGAAAGTCGTAGTGGTTAAAACCAAAGTTTTCGTCTGCACTGATACGCACGATGTCATATTGAGTGCCGTTTAAAGTGACAACTTGACCTTCTAATACTTTTGCATTGTGGCGGATGACGATAACTATTGTATCACTTTCGCCATTTTGTTGAGCCAAATACTCTTGATTGAGCGTTCTAGTGTGTGGCTTGTAATGAAGCGTAAATTGTTT